AGGTTCACAAAATCTTCCTTATTAGCTTGCTGATACCCATGCCGATAAGGTTTTCAGTGCCAATTAAGCTAGTGTTCTTTTCATCCACCCGTTTCAGCTCAATTATAAATTCAATCTTTCTCGCCGCGCCGTCACTAAAAAACTCGCTGCGGCCTTTGCTAATTTTCTCGATCACAAAAAAGCCTGTCACTGTGCCGCGCCCTTCGATAAGCGGATAGGCTTTACCTGTGTCGGCCATTTTACGCAGCGCCTCAAGGCTGAGCTCTCCACCCGTTATTTCTGGCATTAGCACACCAGACAGCGTTAGGGTTTCGTCCCCCACGCCCAAGAACTGAGCCGATGGCCGCGCACCGACGCGGCTATTGGTTGGGTGTCGCCATACCATGTCATGCTGCGATGACTGGTATGGCACAGTTAGCCGGCTAAATACAAAAAAACCGAGTGTCATCATCATAATGTTTGACTCATGTTAGTTCAGGTCCTTAAGGCTGCTGCGCAGGCGTGCTTGCTGAGCACGGTCCCGCTTTTCTAGTTCGATGGCAACTAACCGCACGATATCCTACGCATCCATGTTTGGGGTGGAGTAGATGGTAATGGGTGCATGAATACCCGCATCGATGTGAACGGTTTGAGGTTGTGGCGCTTGCTGCTGTGCAAAGGCACTGCCGGCGCTTAATCTATCTGGCGCTGCGTTATGCGTTAAGCCATTGCTGTTAAGCGCTAAGTCGCTGCCGTTATGCGTTAAGTCGTCACTCTTTGCTTTTCTGGCTGGCAGCTCGCCCTCTTTTACCAAACGGATTGCATCCGGCACTGAATAATCAGCACCTTGGTATTCATCTCTGATAGTGCGGGTTTGGTCTGGGATTGCCTGCAAATTTGGCATTGCGGCAGCAGGAAGTGCCGAGATGCCCAGCACAAAGGCAGTGCCTGCCATTTGCTTACTGAGTTTATTCACCTCGGCTAGCGGTTCCTGCTGGGTTCGGCTAATGCCTACTGTTAGCCCTTGCATTGTTTGGTCGCCCATTACTGCAAATACTTTACTGGGCGAAGCAATACCGAGCACATCTTTAAACCAACCAATGGCATTGCTGGCCGCATTGGTGATGGTTTCTTTTACTTCGGTCAACTTGCCAGTGATCCCTTTAACTAGGCCGTCCATCGTCATCTCGCCCAGGCTGCTAAACTTAGCGGGCAGTCCGGTGAAGAACGACATGATTTCGCTAAAATTGTTCACAATCAGCCCGAGTGGCGACCATGAAAAAACGGTTTTCATGGTGTCCCATATACCAGAAAGCGCGGTTTTAATGGGCTCTGGTAAGCCATTGAAATAGTCTTTAACGGCGGTAATTCCTTCGCCTGTCAGTGAGGTGATAGATAGCCAAAAGCCTGCCATCCATGTCTTCACAGTATCCCAATGGTTAATCAGTAAATACCCTGCCGTGGCTAACGCCGTAATGCCTAAGATCATCCATCCTATTGGCGTTGTTAACAGTGCTAATGAAAGCGCCCTTAATCCGCCAATGATCCATTTTAATGCCCCTCCCAACTGACTTAGCGCACCGCCCATAAATGGCAACGACTTAATGCTAAGTACAGATAGGCTGTATTTAATCATTGCTAATGGCCCCAGTATGCCTGCGAGCATTAGGGTAAGCGTTCCACCGGCAACGGCTAGCGCACCCACGGCCATAGCGGCTTTAAATAGTGTGGCTGTTAATTGAGGGTTAGCCTTTATCCATACTCCTAAGCCTTCTGCCATCTCTCCTAGCCATTTAACCAACTCCTTAAGCTCTGGTGCCACGGCCTCGCCTACGTTAACAAGCGCGTTGGTAAAGGTTCCCGTGGCTGCATCCCATAGGTTTGTGAGGGTATTTAATTGTTCATTCACCCTGAGTTGCAGTGATGCCTGCGCTTGCATCTTGTTTGCAGTTTCACGGTAACCGGCAATACCTTTGGTGATCATAATGTTCATCACTTGCAAGGTTTCGGCATCATCACCGTAGACTTGTTTGAGTACAGATAGACGGGTCTCAGTATTTAGCCCTTTGAGTTTTGTTAGCTGGCTAAACATATTTTCTAATCCGGCAAACTCGCCTTTACCGTCAGTAAAATCGAGCTTAATCCCCACGTCTGCCAGTATGTTGTTAGCTTTACCAACTTTGCCTGTGTCCATAGAAAGCTGAAATGCTTTACGGTAAGCGTTACCTGAAGCTTCACCCGCCATACCCGCTTGGTCTGCCATAACAATCAGCGGGCTTAACAGTTGAGCTGCTTCAAGCCCTTGTTTACGAAGTACGGGTAATGCAGAGCTCAGCTTACTAAAGCCTTGCAGCATATTAGTTTTATCGACACCGAGATAATATGAACGTTGGATAACGTCCATTAGGCTCATCATGTCTTTTTCAGCTGTGCCTGTGGCGTCTTGCAATTTAGCCGCAAATTCTGCCGCCTCATTAAATGGCAGCTTCATTTGAACGCCTAAAAAGGCGGTCGCCTCACCTAGCCCGCCTAAAATCGCTTTGGATGACATACCTTGCTGGATAAGGGTGGTCATCATGTCCTGAAAGTCGGCAGTAGTGCCTGGGAGTTTGTTACCGAGCTGAGTTGCTAGCGCATTAATTTCGGCAAACTCTTTACGCACAGCGCCGCCCGCGCCCATCATCGAGACTTTAAGCCCCGTAGCGGCGGTTTCTGCTTTTGAAAACTCAATGATAGGGATTGCAGAGACGGCACCAACGGCCGCGCCAGTGGCGACCATGCCAGCACCTTTGCCGGCAAGGTCGCCCTGCAATGCCTTGCTCTTTTGGTAGCTGGCTTGTGCTGCGTTGAGTTTCTTTTGCTGCTCTGAAACCTGTTGTAAACGGCGCTTTTGTTGTTCGAGGTGTTTGTTCGCCTGAGAAAGATCATCGGCTAGCGTGCGTTGATGCTTGGAAAGGTTACGGGTATCGATACCAGAAGCACGAAGCGCTTCGCGCTGCCGATGCTGGCTAATAGTTAAGTTTTGTTGCTGCGTTTTTAGCTTAACGACTGCAGCTTGAGCTTGCTCGTATTCTTTGACTAAGGCTTTAGCCGGCGCTTGGCTACTCTTCATCTCCAATGCTAACCGCTGCGCTTCTTTTTGCGCTTTGGCGAGTTCGTTCGAAGTAATGCCAAGGCTGCGGCTAATCTTACGGTAGCCATCGATTTGAGCTGACTGCTTATTAAGCTGTTTAACCCGCTCTTGAGTTTCCTTAAGTTGGGTTGCGGTTATGCCGCTGGCTTGGCGCATTTTTTTTAACGGGCCAGTAATTTTATCAACCGTTGCTAATAACACACTGATTTGCAGTTTATTCATGCTTTACCCGATTAATTTTTTCCCATCTATCCAGCGCCTTATCGTGCCAGCCCATTAGCTCTTCAATATCCATTGCCGCCATCTCGGATAGCGGCCAATGGAAAATGATGGCGATATCCGCCATCACATCATCTATGCACTCAGGGAGGCTTGACTGTCGTTCTCGCTCTGACTGTCCAGCTGTAACTTCTTCGGCACCAAAAAATTACTGATTTCCCCGCCGATTTGAACTAAGTCTGCAGGGTCCATGGTGAGTACTTCATCTTTGGTGATCATCGGAGTGCTAATACGAGGCAACAAAGTGGAGATAGCATTAACATCAAGATTGAGTAAATCAGATAGCGATAATCCTCGCAGTTCGCCCGCCTTGGGTTTACGTAAAGTGACTTCAGTAACGGACTCTTTACCACGGCTGATGGCTTGATCGAGTGTGACTTTTTTATGGGTAATAGTGACTGACATAGTTAGACCCTCTGTCTAATTGCTAATTTAAAAATGCCCGCATACGGTGATGTATTCCGGGCTTAGGTTGGTATAACGCACTAAGCCCGAGTTATAACCCAATGGCTTTGCGGTGTTCGGCCATCATGTCAACGCCGTTGATTAGCTCAATGCCGTTAACGGTATCGACTTCAACCAGCACTTCGCCGCCTGCGGTTTCTTTGTAATAAGTACAGGTCATGGTGGCTTTGGTTTGGCTGTTGTCGCCGGTTTTGTACGTGCCGCGATCGAGTTCTTTGTAACGGCCACGGCAAACGATTTCGACCGCCTGCACTTCGCCGGTGTCGTCACGTTGGAATGAACCCGCAAAGCGCAGCATCACACCGTCGATTTTGCTGGCCGACATTTGCTTAACCAGCTTGGCCTCGTAACCGCCAAGGGTGAACTCAACGCCTAAGGCGTCATCGTCTAGCCCCATGTCGATATCTGCTGCACCTGGCATGCCGCCGCCACGGTATTTTTCAAACTTGCGACTTAGTTTGGCGGGGGTAAATTCTTCTGCCACACCGATCCAGTTTTCACCGTCACCGAATAGGTTGAGGTGCTTGAGTTTTCTTGGTAACGCCATGGTTTATCCTTAGGCCGCTGCTACTGCGGACGCGAAGTCGACCAAATAACGGTCGGTGATTTTTTGACGGAAGGTTAAATCTTCCAACGGAGGCACTGGGGTGTAGTCATAATCGATATACAACTTACCGGCCTTGATGGTGCTAACGTCGTTAACGTCTTCGCTGTACCACGCTTGGCCATCGACGATATAGCCAAGGCCTTTTAGCTCGCGGAACTTGGCGTTAATACCTTCGATGATGTCTTTAACTAGCGTTGGGGTTAGCGGTTTATCCACTGCCCACATATGCGCATCAGCAATCGTATCGGCAAGCACTTGCGCGGTGCGGGTGTAGTTTTCAAACTGGAATAATGGATCTTCCGAACAGGTGCGCGAGCCCCAAAAGCGGAAACCTGATTGGTTAATCAAGGTGGTAATGTCATTGCTGTTTAGGTAGCCAGCATCGGTTGAAGGATCCTGTAAATCCCAATACACGGGTTTGCTTAAACCAGTAACACCGCTAACGGTGACGTTTGATAGGGTTTTGTGCCAACCGACTTCTTTGTCGATACGTGCGCGTAGACCTAGGGCGCGAGCGGTCGCTGCCGCGTTTACACTTGCAGCCGCGACGGAATCAAAGGCAACAAACTCAGGCCAAATGACCATGACTTCACGATCGCCAAAGTTTTCACGATACGCAACGGCTTCTTCTTTGGTGGCGCAACCATAGGCGCTGATATAGGTAAAGGCGCGCAGCTTTTTAGCGATAGCCGCCAGTTCTGTGGCAACTGGCAAGGTGTCTAATCCTGGCACACCAATAATGCGCGGTTTAACACCTAATAAGGACTGTGCAGCCAGCAATGCTTTAAGGCCTGTATACTGCCCTTGTGGGGTTACAGTGCCAACAATATTCGCCGTTGTGGCTGTTTCATCCGCCCCCTGCTCAACACGCACCACAACGGTAAGTGTATTCACTTGAGCGGCAATGCCCTCAAGCGTTGGTTTTAACGTACCTAAGGTGCCTGCTTTACCAATGGCTTGCATCACATTGGTTAGCAATACTGGGGTGTTTAACGGGAATAGTGTTGCATCAGCATCGCTGGCGGTACAGACAATGCCGATAACTGAGGTTGATACTGTACGAATAGTGCGGGTGCCATCATTGACTTCAATGACGCGGACCCCGTGGTGATAATCCATAATAAGCTCCGGTGCTGTGGGTTTTGCAAAACTAAGCAGGGCTAAGCTTGCAGAGCACACCGGAGCGGTGCTACTGGTTTGAGTGGTAAGAGTCGTTTATTGACCTAAAAACCTCTGATCATTCATCAGTAGCGACAGGATAGCGCTGCTTGATCTCGACCACTTTATCGCGCCAATGTTGCTCGCTTTCTGGCGTTTGGTCGTATTGCCACTCCATATAAAGCGGGTCTGACTCTTCTCGATACGCAGCCTTACGTTTTTCGATGTTTTGCGACAATTCAAAGTCACGCTGAGCGAGCACAGAATTAACCTGCTCAGTGCTCATGCCTAAGTTGTTCATGTATTCACGCGACACATCAGTGTGCGATACGCCGTTAAATAAATAGGTGAATTTTTCATTCATTGCTGTTTCTCCTGAACGGCTTGCTAAGCAAAGCCTTTTTAGCGTTTATCTTGAATAAGTAAGGCGGTCAATCTGCCGCCAAGAGTAAGAGAACAGCTGCGCTTTCTCGAAAAAGAAGTGCAGCATACAAAGATTCAGGCTTCACTACACAAAGAAAGCTGGACGGAAACCGCGGTCGCTGTACGCACTCGAGCGCGGATCGTTCAAGTAGAGCGCACCCAGCCCGGCGCTCGTGCCGTAGCTCCAGTCGCCACCGCGGATAGGGAACCGGTCACCGTAGTTTCTCGCGGCAATGTAACCCCCGACCGTTGATGTGGTGGCCGATTCAATTAACAGCTTGCGCAATAGCTCGTTTGGCGCGTAGCCCACTGCTTTAGTGATGGCAGCAAAGTGCGAGGCGGTTAAGTATGGGTAATCGTTTGAATCGTCATTCATAGGACCGT